AATTGCATCTTTGTAACCATGAATAATTAACGCCCTAGTTTCTGATGAATCTGCCGTACCCGCCCATTCAGCAATGTTGTTCCAAATAACTACATAATCTGATGCTTTGCAATATGGCGCATTGTTTTTTAGCCATTGAATCATTTGTTGATGGCGTTCTGATGGATTGTGAATTGTGTAACCAATGCCGTAAAATTCGCGCACATGGCATCCATCTTTGGCGACCGCACCCGCAATCACCAACGCAAATAAAAGTATAAGCCACTTCATTCATGCGCCATATCCGTTGCGGCTAGATTGATTCGCGTTTTAAGCGCGGCAATATCTTCTATTTTTTCTTTAAACCCAATGGCAACATAACCCGCAAACTTACCCATGTCGGGCGGGATGCTACCGCGGCACATAAACTTAACGCCTTGCTTAACACCCCATTCACCAACCTTAGATGACGGGTTAAATTCTTCGCATAGAACTTCGCCGTTCAGCATCGCAACCATTGCGCTATTTCTATCTGCGCTTGCGTTAAACAATGATGTAACCGTGCCTTCTATTTTCTTTTCACGCGTTCCATCGGCATTTAAGGCTAAAACGGTTGTGCGGGAATTGCTTGCTAAGTTTGCTTTGTGAACCAACAAAATCAACCCATCAACATCTTTCATCAATGATTGTGCGGGCGGGATTAAATCTTCTTGCTTTGCCAGTTGCGGCATCTTATCTTGCGTTGTAATCGCCTGTAGGATTACTTGCCGCGAATCCCAAGCAAAGTAACCCGCAAAGAAAAGAAACGATAAAAGGATTACCGTAAACAATTTAAACGGGTTATCAACCCATTCAATCAAGCCAATAATTTTGTCAACATTGGTTTGATTTTTAGGTTCGTGTTTGGGTTCGGGTTTAGGTTCAGGCGCGGGTTTAGGTTTTGGGGTCGAACGCTTAACGGCGGCTACCTTTGCAGGGGCTTTAACGGGTGTTTTAGCGGTTTTCTTAGCCGTGACCATACCAAGCCCTTATTCATTACTTTAAGTGTATCAAAGATGAATAAACAACGCCCGCCATGCCAAACAACATAGCCCCGCAAGCCTTAATAATGATGCCTTCTAAACGCTTAATACGCGCACAAAGCATTTCATAACGCAATGTGCATATTTCTTCATGGGCTTCTAACGGTGTCGGCATTTTCGACCTTATCAAAGGTTTTGTAATCGGCATCCATAAATTGCATATTGTTTCGCAATCTTTGGTCATCGGGGGCTAATTTTATGGCTTCTTGTAAAAGTTGTGTGGCTTCTTCTTTTAGCCCAAGATGCCATGCCGAAATGCTACCTAAATCCCAAGGTTGTGCGCCCCAAACTTCAGGGTTCATTGTGTACACCAATTGTTTATCTTTTATTTCAAGTGCTGATTTCGCCGCAGAATAACATTCAACCCAAAGGCTACGGCGGTAGCAGAACATCGCCAGTTCGCACCAAGGTTCGCGGGTGTTAGGTGCTTCAGCAATGGCTAGGCGATACCACTTATGCGCTTCTACGGATTGCCCTAGTTCTTCATGCGCCTTACCTAACAAACGCATTGCATAGCATCGTTCGTTTTGCCAAGTGGCTTCGGGCATTGCAAGGTAATTGTTTAAGGCTACGATTGCTTCTTGCCAACGCGCATAGAAAGTTAATTCACGCGAACGGTAAAACGCATTGCGCGGGCATCTTGCATCTTCTTTAACTGCTAAATCAAGCAAAGGCATATATTGCCCGCGGGATTTTGTATTGTCGGGCAAATGCTTAACCAATAGCATATCGGTATGCGCGTAAATTTCCGTAATGCGACCATCAGGGCGGGGATATTCGTGTACGGGATGATGCCAATGGTAGCCACTACGGTGATGGATTTTTTCGTAGAAAAAACTGATGCCGCAACCCCAATCAAATTTGTATCGTAGGCGCGTAGTGTTTTCTTGCCAAACGCGTTCAATTTCTTCGCGCCAACCATTCATCAGAACTTCATCAAGGTCTAGCGAAATGCAAACATCAATATCACGCGGCAACAAGGCTAGGGCGGTATCACGCGCTTTATCAAACCGCCAAGGGCTAATGCAAATGTTGTGAACTACCGCGCCGTTTTCTATTGCAAGTTCTACCGTTCTGTCAGTAGAACCAGTATCGGCAATTAAGATAATGTCGGCATCTTTAGCCGAATCGCAAAAACGATTTACAAATTCTTCTTCGTTTTTGCTGATTGCGTAAACTGCTATCTTGAGTTTTCTTGTCATGTTTTGTAGTGTGTTAAGTTAATTCAACCCATGCTAATTGGTCTTCATTCCAAGAATAAAATTTACCTTCTTCGGTTGGCATAGGCGTTGGTGCTTCCCAATAACAAGATGTTTCGTTTAGCGACCAACTTGCAAATGGTTTAGGCGGTATAAACGCATCACGGATTGCATCGTATGCGTAACCAATACCCGCGTAATTTTTTCTGTATGGTGTACCGCCGTTTGTATGAACACCGCCGTAGGTGTTGTAACTTGTACGCTTGCAAGTTTGACCGCGAAATTCACCGTAGTGTTGTTCCCAATCTATACCGCCTTCGCCTTCATCTTTACCTACAATAACTTCGGTAACGATATTGTTTGCGTCTAAAAATGCGTAATGTGCCATGTTGATTTCCTTTAAACAGTAACTGTTCCTGTACCCGCAGTGAATGTGTAAATGGTTTTTCCACCCGAAGTAGTTTTAGCGTAAGTCAAGCCCCCACCGATAGATGTTAAATCAGGTAGTGCTGATGAATAAGCAAGAATAACAATACCTGAACCACCAGCGCCACCAGCATTACCGCCCGCTGAACCGCCTCCGCCTCCGCCCCCGCGATTTGCTGTTCCTGCTGAGCCAGTGCTATCTTTAGAGCCATTGCCGCCGCCGCCTGAACCACCTGATGTTGTACCTGAACCAGTTCCACCGCCGCCGCCACCGCCCGCATAAGTTACTGAAGAACCTGAAATACTTGAAGCAGTTCCATTGCCGCCCGCGCCAGTAGCACCAGTTTGACCAACTTGCCCTGCGCCGCCGCCGCCGCCCGCATTAGAACCACTACCTAAACCGCCATCATTGCCTTGAGATGGGGATGTAGATGGCGTGTTACCAACACCTCCTCCAGAAGAGTTATTTCTTGTTCCGCCACCTGAACCGCCATTGCTTCCCGCTTCGCCACCAGTTGCTACATTGTTTGCACCTGCGCCGCCACCCGCAGAAGTAATTGAACTAAAAACAGAATCGTTTCCATTTTGCCCGTAAGGGGAACTTGCACTTACAGTTCCCCCCGCACCTACAGTTACAGTAAATGAGCCAGTAACAGTAGTTGACCCCGTTCTAAAACCACCCGCACCCGCACCGCCGCCATGATTTGTTCCACCTCCACCGCCACCCGCAACAACAAGATAATCAAGGGTAATTCCACTCGACATTGCCAACATCAATTTAGTAAAAGCAAACATTGTGAAATCCTTATGGTGTATAACCTTGGGCAATGCTTCCGTACCAATTTGTTCCATCAGCAATAAAAGTCAAAATGTCCATCTTGCCCGCCGCCGCCGTAATTGTTGGTGCGCCTGATGTTCCCCATTTAACGCCTGTAAATGTTGCAGTTCCATTGCCAGTAGATGCCGCTTGTTTTAATAGCAATACAAACGATTTGCCCGCAGTAGCAGTTGGCATTGTGAATGTGCAAGCAGTTGAAGCAGTTAATGTTGCGGTTTGTACAGTTCCACCAGTTAACGACAATGTGCTAGATGATGTAACAGTTCCAATTGCGTTAAGTGTTTCAACATAATTAGTAACAGTTGGATTTGTTAGCGTTTTGTTTGTTAGCGTTTCCGTGCCTGTAGGGGTTACATAATCTGTACCCGCAACCGCATTTGCTAATGCACCGCCTGAATTGGCTTTTAACAATGCCGTACCGCTTGGGGGCGCAAGGTAATCAGTTCCCGCAGTAGCCGCTGATAGCGCAGTACCATTACCTTTAATAACGCCCGTAATGCTTGTGGTTAGCGTAATTGCAGGGGTTGTCGTTGAAGTGGCTACAGTACCCGCAAAACCATTTGCAGAAACAACGGATGCGCTTGTAACAGTTCCCGAACCGTTATCAGTCCATGTTGGTACTGCCGCGCCGTTGCTTGTTAAAACTTGTCCCGCAGTACCCGCCGCAGTAAAGTTTAAAGTTGTGCCATCGCCAACCGCTACCGCGCCCGCGGTCGGGGTGTTACTTCCGTTAATAATAACTGTCATTTTGCTTTCCTTTAATTAAGAAACAATCCATCGTTGACCAGTTGCAACGGTAATGGTAACGCCCGTGTTCACGGTAATCGGCCCAACCGATGCGGCGTTGTAACCCGCAGTAATTGAAACATTGCTTGTTGCAGTATCCAAGTTAGGAACAACCACGCCGTAAACAACCGTGCCTGTCGGGCCTGTATTACCAGTTGCCCCCGTTGGGCCTACAACGCCTTGAACACCTTGAATTCCCTGTATGCCCTGCGGTCCTGTCGGGCCTACATTGCCTTGAATTCCCTGTGTGCCTGTTGGTCCAGTCGGGCCTTGAACGCCTTGTGCGCCTGTACTGCCCGTAGGTCCTGTTGGCCCGACATTACCTTGTGCGCCCGTATCGCCTTGCGGTCCTGTAGGGCCTTGGATACCCTGTACGCCTTGGATGCCCTGCGGTCCTGTTGGCCCAACCACGCCTTGCGTTCCCTGTGCGCCCGTTGGTCCAGTTGTACCTACATTGCCTTGCGGTCCTGTTGGCCCTGCAACGGTTGAATCTGCACCTGTTGGGCCTGTCACGCCTTGGATGCCTTGTGCGCCCGTAGGCCCTGCTACGCCCTGAATTCCTTGAATACCTTGGTCGCCCTGTATGCCCTGTGGCCCTGTCGGTCCTACCACGCCCTGAACACCTTGGCTACCAGTTGGGCCTGTATTGCCTTGCGCCCCTGTAGGTCCAGTTGGTCCTACTGCACCTTGCGTTCCAGTTGGGCCAGTTGCGCCTTGCGCCCCCGTAGGCCCTGCTACGGTGCTTGCCGCGCCCGTTGGCCCTGTTGGGCCTGTTGCCCCCACTACGCCAATAGATTGAATAACGGCAATTAAATTGTGATTGTTAGCAAAACCAGTTGTACCCGTGCCGCTAGATGTTGACAAAGTAACGGGGCAAGTAATTGAACTATTGGGTACTACTGTTGGGTTAGCAGTTAATATCCATTTTTGGTAATTGTTTGAATTATTTGCATCTTGCAAAATGACGCTATCGCCAGTTTTCAAGAATCCCAAGAACAAATCAACATCAATGCCGTTGCTTGTCAGATGGCTAAATGTAAGATTGGTTGCAGATGTTTGAGTAGCGTTATCCCAATACACATGACCCGATGTAGGCGTTCCTGATGTTTGATTTGTATCGGCTTGATATGGGTAATACGATGATGATTGACCATCTGCGCCTTGTGCGCCTGTCGGTCCTGTTGGTCCTGCTACTGTAGATGCCGCGCCCGTTGCCCCTGTAGGCCCTGTTGCACCCGCAACGCCCGTAGGTCCTGTTAAACCTTGTGCGCCCGTTGGGCCTGTCGCGCCTACCGCACCTTGCGAACCCGTAGGCCCTGCAATACCTTGTACACCCTGAATACCTTGGTCGCCTTGGATACCTTGTGGACCTGTAGGCCCTGCATTGCCTTGGATACCCTGCGTTCCTGTAGGACCAGTAGGCCCTGCTACGGTAGATGCCGCACCAGTAGCACCCGTTGGGCCTTGTGCGCCATTACTTCCCGTTGGGCCAACATTACCTTGCGTTCCCGTTGGGCCTGTCGGGCCTTGTGCGCCAACATTGCCTTGCAAACCTTGCGGGCCAGTTGCACCTACATTACCTTGAATACCTTGTGCCCCTGTCGGGCCAATCGCGCCCGTAGGTCCTGTACTTCCGTTAACGCCGCTTGCGCCCGTTGGTCCTGTCGCACCAGTATTGCCTGTAGCACCTTGCGCCCCTGTTGGGCCTGTAACGCCTTGGATGCCCTGAACACCTTGGATACCCTGTATGCCTTGCGGGCCAGTTGGCCCTACTACACCTTGTGTACCCTGTGCGCCTGTAGGTCCTGTAGCCCCCGTAGGACCTTGAACCGTAGATGGCGCACCAGTTGCACCAGTAGGCCCTGTTGCGCCTGTAGGCCCTGTAGGACCTTGCACCGTGCTTGGCGCACCCGTAGCACCCGTAGGGCCAGTTGCGCCCGTAGGCCCTTGATTTCCCTGCGGGCCAGTAGGCCCTGTAGCACCGCTAATTGCCCTATCAATTCGCAAATCAATACGAGGTTGCGGCGTTACTTGTAGGTTTACATTGTTGCCATCTTGTACGGAAACTTTAATGTTGCTCATAAAACAATCACCCCATCGCTACGCACCAAGAACAACAAAAAAATAATTGAATCATCCGCAGGGGTTGAACCCGATACGGGAAAACTAACCTTAACGCGACCTGAGTAACCCACGGGGTCAACGGCGTTAATTTCTAATTCGGGGTCATTGCTCATTAGAGACCATGCACTAGCATCAATTACCAATGTGCATGAACCCGCGGCGGCAACAATGTTAGTAATCGTTAATGGAATAGCGGCGGGCGCGGGATTGTAATCGGCAATGTCAAAAGTTAGACCATTACGCGTATCAATAATGTTTGATAGTTCGCGGCGAACAATTTGGGCGTTAAGGGTTGCGCCTGTTAAATCAACGGGCAAACCATTAGCGGAATTGGTGAATGTCAGATTCCAGTAGGTTTTCTGATTCCATACCAATTCACCCGCAAGAATGGGGTTGTCGAACCCGCTTACTTGTGCAAGGGTGTTCTTATTGAAAATCGCCATAGCGTTCCCTAAACTTAGTTAGAACATCCGCGAATCCCGCGGTCATGGTGTATTGTCTTTTGTCTATTTTATCAAGATTGATTTAATAAATCAATAAAATGCCACAAATCTTCATTCCGATATGTTCCCGTTGGCTTATCGATTGCCCACGCGGTTGGCGGCCCGTTCAATTCCGTAAGGTTATCGCCAACAATTCGGTATTCTTTAACGCCCATGTTTGTGTTAAAAGTTTTACCATCTTCATTTAAAACCCCAACAACAACCCGAACATATTGGTTCACTAATTCTTCAACAACTACGATTTCTTCTTTAACCGTTTGTGATGGTATTGTTATATCTCTTGCCATATCAACCTTTCAATTGTGCTTCTAATGATTCTACTTTGGCACTCAATTCCTGAATTGCTTTAGTTAGAACCGCTATGTATGACGGATAGTGGATTGTTTTAAATCCTGTTTCATCGCCAACTTTCCAATCGGGTTCATGGTAAACCAATGATGAACCTAATTCTATAATTTCTTCAACTTCATCAGCAATAAACCCATAACCTTTTTGATGTTTGGGGTCTGCTTTAAGTTTGTACGAAACGGGGCGCAATTGTTTGACAAACGCTAAACCCAAATCGCTATCGGCAATTTCTTCTTTTAGGCGTACATCTGATGGGCTTGTTGTCGTTACTTCAATAGTTACGATGTTGCTTGTGCCTGATGTAGCAACATAAGCACCAACAATGCCTGTGGATGTACTACCTAAAATATTTAATCCTGAACCCCCTGCATTTGCCGTTCCTGAATTTGTTGGAAAAATTCTAGCCCATGAACCCGCAATAACACCGCCCAAATAATCAGCATAAGTTGCGTTTGTTGCAAAACTTGGTGTTCCCCATGTTCCATTTCCAAGCATTACATCACTAGAACTTCCTGTAGGTTGCGGATATGTATAACTTCCCCATCTAAAACCCGCAATACATTCAATACCATATCCCGCTAATAAACCAAGCCCGCTAACACCCGCACCATATAAACCTTGACCTTTGACACCAATGTTTCCATTGCCTAAAACGCCAACGCTTGAACTTCCATTTGCCGTTCCATTTACTCCATAACCGCCTGTTGTTGAATAGTTATATCCATATACGGCAGATGAATATGGATTTGAAATTTCTCCAAAAACACCATAGGTATAACTTGAAGTTGTATTGTTATTAAAACCAAATAATGCCGCGCCTGTTGCATTGTTTGATTCAGCATAAACACCAAACTTAGCAGAATTGCTTGTGTTAAAAGTTGCCGCCGCAAAACCTCCACCTGAACCACTAGGAACGGCAGTAGCACCATCAAATTGAACAACGCCCCGACCAAAGATGCTATTCAAATACATATTGCCGTTTGATTGCTTTATGTAATAACCAACCGTGCCAGTAGGCGCATTGGTTGTTGGAACACCACCATCCCAATTATCTGAACGAATATCTTGAAATACGCTTGCCGCTATTGGCCCTGTCCATGCGGTTTGTCCCGCACCTACGCCATCTACAGTAACCGCATTAGCGTTGTAACGCCCTTGGATATACCAAAGAACTTGACCTACTGCTACTGCGGGCGTAGTTAATGACCATCCGCTAGGCGCAGTTGCCCCTGTTGTTGGCGTTGTAAATGTTGGGGTTGGGTCGCTTTGTGATTGAACTTTGTATGCGGTTAAAGATGACAAACCTAATAATCCATTTGCGCCTGTAGCACCCGTTCCAGTAGGCCCTGTTACACCCGTAGGGCCGCTTGGTCCTGTAGTTCCAGTTGGACCAGTTGTGCCTGTTGGGCCACTTGGACCAGTTGTGCCTGTTGGTCCTGTTGGCCCTGCGCCCGCTACGGGATTCCAAACCAATGCCGCGCTAATTGGGCTTAATATTGAACTTGTAACATCGTTGCCAACATTGTAGGCAAAGTAATAAGTTCCCGTGTTTAGCGTAATGTTTGCAAAAGTGTAATAAGCCCCATTGGTAACGGGTTGACCATTAGTTGTAGATGCGTTAGCAACCAATTTCCAATCAGCGGCAGTTGGCGTTGCGCTTGTAGTCCAAAACAAATTACCAAATGTTACGCGACCCGTTGTAGGAATAAAAACTTGAACATTGATATATGGAATTGTTGCGCTTGGAAATCCCGTAACAGTAGGTGCGGCTAATGGTGAAAAATAACTTACCGATGGCAAGCCCGAATTAGGCACGGGCGTAAATTGCGTAATGTCTTGGTCATCATAAACTTGCGCGTTGTATTCTGACATTTCCAATTTTGCGCCTAGCGAACCATCGGGCAAAGATGCTTCGTTAACTTTCATCACGCGGAAAAGTTTTGCGTTCCATCCATAATCAGAATTGGTAACGCTAACTACATCGCCCGCATCAACTTGGATGCCGTAATATGTAGTGCTGAAACCTACAATTAAATCTTCCCGTGCTTGTTCTAACAAACGATTGGCTAGGTAATGCGCTTGCACCGAATCGTTAACCATATCATAAGTAATTGAATACTTGTTAACGGGTTCATTTGGATACAGTAAACCGCTAGGTGTTTCAATATTGACAAATGCGGCTTGGTCGCGGTTTTCTTTAAACGGGAATCGCGCTTCAACTTGGTTTATTGATGAAGTAATGTCGGTTGCACTAACGCGGATTTCGCCAATGATATTGTTGTCATTAAACGCATAAGAAGTTGATTCCGCTTTGTTTACAACCACCGACCATTGACCCAATGCGGCGTTATAAGTCATCCAAGAATCACACGCCGACATAATGCGGTCAACATTAGAAAGAACCGATTGCCCTGCATCTAATACGCCGTTAATTCGGTAACGCGCTTGTGTAGCGGGGTTGCCGCTTGAATTTGTAAATGTAATTGTTTGGTCGCCGTAAGTGTTTAAAGCGGTTGCGCTTGTGCTATTAACAAACGCGGCATCTACTGCACCGCCATAAACCGCATTGGTCATGTAGTCATACCAAACATCGCCCGCTTTGGCTACACCCGTACCATTTAATGTATGGCTTACATGAAATGTAATGGGTGAAAGTTGCGTAGTATCAGCATCGCGGTTGTAAATCAATTTAACGATTGCAAAGCCCAAACCATTCATTTGCCGCGTTCCTGTCCAACGCTGACCAACGGCAATATCAGAACCGCCCATAACCGTGCTAGGTGCGGATGCACCGTTAGCAGATGTAATAGTTCCACCCGCCGTAGATGTATAAAGATTGATGTAAAGGTTGCCGCTAATTTTTGTGTTTACATTTCCCGCTTCATCGGTAAGGCTAACTACTTTTGTTGAATCTGCGCCTGTACCAAAAGTAATTTTTCTATCGCCAAAATACATATCGGCGGTATCAAATGTAAATTGACCATTAGGGCTAATGCTTGAAATAGCCAACACATAATACATTGTCTTTTGGTCTTCGGTTAATACCGCATCAACAAATGTGCCTCCCATATACGCCGTACCATAAACAACGGGAATAGCATTAACCGCGCTTGGCGGTACTTGTTGCCTTACGCCCATGTCTTGCTGAGTTTCGGGGTTTTCTGCAAAGATTCGGGTAACAATTAACGATAAGGCAAAGTTAACGGCAAAGGTTGCCACGGCATAACTCATGCCTAATTCCATAATCGCATATGCAACTAATGTGCTAACCATTTTTATTCCCTAACAAAAGTTGCGCCAAGGGCCTTGTATCCCCTGCGCGTGTAATCAATCAACGGCCCATTAGCAGAAATTGAAGTGCAAACAAAATCTACATCACCCGCTTTTAACATTTCCTTTGCGCGTTCATCAAACGCTTTCCATAGCCTACCGCCAACCGTTCCATTGCGATGTTCAGGTTCTACCCACCACAATAGTTCGTTTAATTCTTTCACTTTGGGCGACCAAATGTTAGAACTTTTATAAGCCACAATCGCGCCGCGCAAATGCGAATCCACATAAATGAACCCACGCCCTTGAATAATGCTAAACAATAGTTCTTCAACATAGCGGGGAAAGTGATTACACGGTTCGCCAAGTTTTTTAATTGGGTTTTCATAGGCGTATGCCTCCACGATTTCTAACAGTCTAGGTATGTCGTATCTTGTCGCTTGTCTTATCATTTTTTAGTCGCCACCAGTTGAACTACTGTCCAATGTTACGGTTGTTTCGCTTGCTTGTGTTTGTGTCATTGGCGGTGAACCAAAATCAAAATATGTATTAGAAATTTCGGAAACACGATTCATTGAAGTATCGCCCGCATAAATAAATTGCCAATTGTTCTGATTGGTTTTAACGCCCGACAATCTGTTTTCTAAAATGCGGCGCATCGATGAACAAGAAATAGAACAAGTTGCAATTCGTGTACGGGCTTCAGAATTAAAATCTTCTGTAACTGAAACGCTATTTATGATGCCTTGGTAGCGTTTAAAGAATTGGGTTGTAGGCGTAGTAATGATTTGGTTGTTACTGTCAAAGAAACCGCGCCAAACTTCTACCAATGAACCTTTAATGTCGTTGCCTAAGATGATGCCTACATTGGTTGGGTCAATCCCCGTTAATGCAATGGTCATATCGTCAGAAGTTGCTTTAATGTCGCGCTGAACATCGCCAACATTGAGTAAAGCACCAAGGTTAGCAAAGGTAATGCCGCCAACGGTGATAGGTGCGGCGGCGTTGCAGAATGTGTAAACTGTAGCCGCGTTGCCTACGGTAAGTTTTACAAATTCCGCATGGTTAATTTGTGAACCAGTTACGGCGTTAATTGTTGTCATGTTATGTACTCACGGAAAACAAACGGGGCATCCCATTGCACAAACGCGCCATCCGTCATTGGGTTAAGTGTATAGGTTGGGCAAGATTCTGCAACCACCGTAAATGTGCAAGCATTTCCTACATAAACAGTTGTACCTGATGATGGCGTACCAATCAACGGGCGATTGATGCCTACTGATGAACCCGCGCTATCGGCGGTTATCTTGTAGGTGTATCCGTTAATCATAATAAAGTCGCCCGCTTTAAATGTGCCGTTAGAAGTTAGAGCAAGTGTTTGCGTATTAGCCGCGGGCGCACCGTTTAGCGTAGCCGCCGTAGCCGTGCCGCGCATTTTATTAAACCAAGAAAGATTAGTAGTATTAAAAGTAATTGTTTCAGGCAATTGCCTATCTTTGTTATCGATGGCTTGGATAATATCCCGAACTTGCGGATAGTAAAGGTATGCATGGGGTTGGATAGTAAACACCCAAGGCACGGCGGTTAGATATTGCGCTACGGTGATATAACCCGAACGCGCTACTTGTTGTCCAACCATACGGCGGTTGTTTACCGTCATTGATTGTTGTATTTCAAAGATGGTTTGGAAACTCATGCCCGACCCCTATTTACCGCCAACGATTTATTGGCGTACTGATTTGCCGCCCAAATCGCGTTAGAACTACCGTATAGGCGTTCTTCAAATGATTTGGTATCAATGGCGTTAATGTAGTTGTTTGTAACCATCGTAGTACCGCCCGCGCCCGCTAAAGCATGGTTCGGAATTACTGTACCTGATGAACGGGGTACAAACAATTCAGGCCCGCGTTCCCCGACCACATAAGGCGTATTGGCATTAGCAGAACCGCCTTCTGCTAAGAACCCGCCAAGGTCTTGATTGCCAAAGGCGTTGCCAGTACCAAAGCCGCCGCCCGCGTACATCCCAAACAATTGTTTAAATATTCCTGTAGCCGATGCGCGTAATTGAATAGCAATCAAATCTTGAATGATGCTACGCGCCAAACTCTTAAACGATAACTTGCCCGTGCGAACAAAGTTATCTAACGCGCTTTCCATGTTGCCCATTACGGATTGAAACGCCTTTGCGCCGTTTTCTAAATCGGTAGGCATATCGCGGAAAAACTTTGCGCCTTCTTTTAAGAAACCTTGTTCGCCAGTTCCTTCGCGTTGCGCTTTAACCGCTTGGTTTTGTGCGCGTAGATAGCGTTCGGTTGCATCGGCTAATGCGTTTTCTCTTGCTACTAATTGTTCTTTTGCATCCGCATCCAAAAGATTGTTGCGGTTAATTTCTTGAATAGCATCTAAACGCTTTTGTTCTGATAAATATAAATCGCGTGTTAAATTTGCATCTTCTGACCTCATATCAATTGTTTTTTGGTCAATAAATAACAACTGATTTTTAATTTCTAAGCCGCGTTGTTCTTTTTCAATACGCTTGGCTTCGCTTGTATATGCGGCTACTTGTTGCGCTTCAATATCCAAAAGAAGTTTTGCGTACCTTTGTGCTTCGCGGTTTAAATCCGCAATCATTTTTAATCTGCGGCGTTCGGCTTCTTCTGCATCTTTATCGCGGGCTTTAGTAACAATTCTACCCACACTAGCGGCGGGCGATTTGTTATCGGTACGGTCAGGATGTACGCCACTACGCCCGTAACTTGTACCCATAATTTGGGATTCAAAGAAATCTAAATTTTGGCGTTGCGATGCGCGGTAGGCATCATATTTTTTATTAGCGGCAATAGCCGCATCAACGCCTTCTGTAACAAGAATTTTTGCGTTCTGATAGGTGTGTACCAATTCATCGGCAATACCTTTAAACACAAACGCAACATTAGCCCCAAGAACCGCAACGGTTTGAAATACTGTTTTAAAGATTTCACCTAAAAGGCTAGTTTCGCCTTTCATGTCTTTTATGTAATCTAGCGTTGTTTTAAGAACTGGCCCAAGTGCCGCGCTAAGAATTAACATTGTGTCACGCGCATTTTGCGCCAACATATCGTAGGCATCCGCGGCTTGCTGAACACCAATTGCTTGTTCATCAGTAAGTTTATTTGTCTTGCCCATATCTTCGGCAAGGGCAACAAAATCTACACCTTTGGCGGCTTTGCCAAAAACATCCATTGCTTTGGCATTGCGCGTTACTGAATCTTCCATTGAACCAAGATTTTTTACAACCTTGTTTAACAATTCTTCTTCGGAAAGTTTGCCTAAATCCTGTAGGCTAATGCCCAACATCTTTGTTGTTTTTTGCGCTTCAACTGAGCCGCCCGCGGCTTCATCAATAAACTTTGTAAACGATGCTAAAAGTTTGCCTGAATCACTTGCCTTGCCGCCCGCATTACCAAGTGCATTAGATAGTTTAAGAACCGTGCCAATAGCAACATCATTGGCTTTGGCTACATCCGCTAATTCATCGGCGTATTGAAGTGCGGCGGCACTAGCGGCAACCAAGGCGGTTGCGCCTATCTTTCCAAACTTTTCCGCGGTTTGGCTAAATTGTTCAAGTTTCTTACCCGCGTTTTCAATACCTTTATTGAATTCTGCGGTATCAAGCCCTAGCACTACGCCAAGGCGGGCAATCATATTAGCCATCTTTTACCCCAAACAATGTTTTATCAAATCCTTGCGCCTGTTGCATAAATGCTAAAAGGCTATTATTTACTGCCGCTTTTTTATGTTCATCACTTAAAGGCGGGTAGATGTAATCATACGCACTACCCAAAATGTTGGCTAGTTTATATGGCGGTGAATTTGCCGTTCTCATGTAATTAAACACCCCGTTTGTCAGGGTTGCTAATTGAGTAAGAACGCCATAATTTCCAATCATCCCATCGGCATACATAGTTTGAATGTTTGCCAAGGTTACATCGTCTAATTCGGCTATTGTTTCTAGGGTATGCCCGTTGAAAATCATTGCGGCTAGGCATTGGCTTTTCAACGAGCCTATTAGTTTCCCCGCGCTTCCCTGTAGGTTGGGCTAATTACTTCACCAATCTTTTCCACAATTTGCATCTGTACGGAAATAGGGAATTCTTCTTCAATATCCGCGTAGGTTAAATCTTCTAGCGTTACGCCTTCCATTTCAGGAACAAGTAACTTAAAAAATTCAGTAATACGGGCTTCGGTGATGGCTTTGTTTTTAGCCGCTTCGCGCATAGAACGCCCATCTACCAAAATGTCATCATCGGTAAATTTAAATTCTTCCGTTTGATTGTTTTCAAATTGACGCAAAGGTTTGGTAATTTCTTGGTAAACCTTTTCTATTGTTTCTTCATCAGGTTCAGAAACCTTTTTGTAGATGGCATCCGATTCAGCAACTAAAGGGATGCGTACTTTAAAAGTATGCCCACCTAATTCAAATGAACGGATTAAAAGGTTTTTTCTATTTGTTTGGTACTTATCGCCAAACGCTGAACTAAATTTTGTCATTTATTTTTCATCCTGTATTGATTTATTCGCCTACCTAAAATTTCCCCTAGCCGCTTGGCGGTTTGTTGGCTTTGGGATTCCATTGCAGGGCGTAGGTATGATTTTGCACCATTCCTAGCCGTGCCGAATTCTTGTGCTATTGCGCGGGCATCACCTTGTACACCCATAAATTTATCAGCATTGGCAACGCCCATCTTGGCTAGTTTGCGGCGGGCGGCTAACAAGCCTTTTCCTTCACTCATTGCTTTTAACTTTTTACCCGATGCGGTAGTTACTGCCGCTATCACGGTATCGTTATAAGTAATGTATTTAGAACGCCTATCGCGCTTGGTTGGTCGCCGTGCCTCTACTTGCAAAGAAAGGCGCAAGCCGCCAGTATCCATTGGGGCGTTTGACATTGCTTGGGTTAAAACGGGTTGCATTGCTTCCCGTGCGGCGGGTACAAGAATTTTGCTTTGCGCTTTCTTGTCGCCAATTTCCGCGGCTAATTCTTCAAATGCGGCGTACACATCTTTCAAACCTTCAATTTTGAAAGTAACGCCCATGATTAGCCCATCGGTTTAATAATCTTTTGATACAACGCGTTATTTAGCGTATGTACATAATCTACGATTTCATCGGGCGTGAACTTATCCGCATGGTTTGCGGCAATGTCATGCGCCAAAGAAATTGCAGTTAATTTTTGTGCAGTAAACCCAAACCAATCCTTACGCGAATCGGATTGGGCTACCAAGAAGTTCAACAAATCGTTACTGTCTTTTATTGTCGTTTGCATATTATTTATTGTATTTACTTAGAACTTTTAAACATACCGCTTCTACAGAATCCGCATCAGCGGCGGCAATGGCATCTTGTAGTTCTTCGGCATCTACTACCATTCCTTGTGCAATTGCATCAAGTGATTGGTAGGTAGTGCTTAGAACTTCTACGGCTTCTTGTACGGTCATCATGTGTTATTAGACCAACCATATTGGTTGCCCCTCGGATGAATTGTAAAGTTGCATTTTGCTTCTGCGCTTGGGCTTGAATCAATTGTGAATTGAGAAACGCGACCATTGAACGCATACGCAACCGTATTAGCACCGTCAACCGCGGCAACAACAAAAGTGCGGTCAACCGTACCGCTATAGGCATCAGCACGAATTTGCAATAACGCGGTGTCGCTTGGATTCCAAGCCGCGGTAATGCTTAACGATGTAGGCGCAGATTGCGTTGGGATTTTGTCGCTTTGGCGTGAACCCGCAACGCCAAAAGATGCAACCGCATCATCCTGACCAAAAGCGGGTACGGCTTCCACGGGCAACAAAACACCCGCGCCGCCAGTACCGTTAGCCGCTGTGCCTACGATGGTTGTAACTTGCCCTGTCCATACGGAAAGGTTTGCCGTTGTAAGTGGTGTAGGCGTTGCCGCGCTTTGCATATACAACGATGCACTAAAACCCGCTAAAACTTTATTTGGTATAGCCATGATATTCCTTTAGGCGTTGTTAGACCAACCGTAGAGATTTCCACGGGGGTGAATGGTGAAATTGCATTTGGCTTCAGCACTAGGGCTTGAATCAATCGTAAACTGGCTTACGCGGGCGTTAAAGGCGTAATAAACAATGTTTGACCCTTCGGTAGCACTAACTACAAAAGTACGGTCAATCAAGCCGCTATACGCATCGCCGCGCATCAACAAAAGCATTGTGTCGCTAGGATTCCATGCGGCGGTAACGCTAAGTGATGTTGGTGCGGATTGTGTTGGGATTTTGTCAGATTGACGCGAACCCGCTACACCGAAACTAGCAACGGCATCATCTTGACCAAATGCGGGTACTGCTTCTACTGGAATTAGATTGCCTGAAATCGCAATTCCTGAAACATTGCCAAGGGTTGAAAGTTGGGTAAGTGTTAGTGCGGTAGGTGTTGCGCCTGATTGGGCATACAACGCCGCGCTAAAACCCGCCATTATTTTGTTTGGTAGTGCCATTTTAAAAGTTCCTTCAAAAGTTGTAGGGTTGTCTTATGTTGGAATATCTAGGGTGCAATCAAGAAAAATTTGGGCTAACTTTTCATCATTGTCATAAGTGTTGTAAAGCCAAAAAACATCTGCTTTAGCAATCTGAAAACCGTTAGTTGCACCGCCAAACAAACCACTATATCCGTGCAAGGATTGTAGTATCTGATTGGAAATAGTGAAACCATCTTCTATTACTTGCGTAAAAATACTTATCTGAAATGTTGGGCGGTCAATGCCTTTTACGGATTGAACTGGCCCTGTATAAACATCCTGATGGACATTTCTTAGCATCCAAACAATAAACTTAGGTTCAGTTGCAAAGTTACGGTTAAACGCCGCATAAACGGGTACGGGCGTAACAATGCTTTGCAGTTGGTACTGAATTGCTTTGCCGTATTGAACTGGATTTTGTTGCGTTGCCATTTACACCGCCGTAACTGGGTCAGTTCTATACGCCAAGATAACCACGGTCATCCTATCGTCAGATTCACGGATGTTATCAATACGCCAATCGTAACCGTTGTAATTGATTGAATAAAGGTTTTGATTGCGAACCATTGTTCTTGTATTTGGCGTGTAGTTCAAAATGAAATTGACTACATCTTGATAAAGGCGGTACTTTTCCGAAATCTTTAAACTATTGGCAACGGATTGAACACGCGCACGGGTGCGAAACCAAGTAGTTTGCGCGGTTGTTTGTTCGCCAAAACTACTTTTAGCAAATGCCAAATTATTGACTGTAATTTGTTCAAACCGTGCAATTGCCATTTACATCACCAATGGTTTGTATGGGCGTAGCAATGTAGCCACGCCAAATGGAATGTCTTTTAACTGATTGTCAGTTGTATTGCTACGATTGTTATACAAGTGCGTAAACAACAACAAACCCGCTTGCTTAATAACGGGATAGGTTTGCAACGGATTAGGTGCGGTTGTGTACTCGCAAATAATCGGTGCGGTCATTTGGCTATTGATGGTTGTCGGCAAGGATTGAATAATTACCTTGTTGCCGCTTGCATCGTAATAGTATTGCGTTGAAGATACAGTAGTTAAAACGGGCGGTGTACTGTTATCCCAATACGCTACGCGTTCAATTGTTACGCCCGCCATGTCAGGGTATTGGTTTTGCGATACTTCGGGCAAATCCAAACATACGGGCGATGCGGCTAGGTTTTCAGCACCGTACCAAACACGGTAGGTAACTGAAAAAATAGATAAGCCTAAATAATCTTCAATGGCTTGTCGAACCGCAAGTTCTAATGATTGCAAATAAGCATCTTGTGATTCATCTTCAAACAAATTTATTTGATTGGTGATTTCATCCAAGGTTAACCAAGGCGTAACTACATCGCGGTCTATCTGTTCTGTTTTTACATAACTGAACGGATTGCGGGTAGATGCCCCGTAAGGCGCACCTAGTAAATCGCTATTTACTGACATTTAAGCCCCCTTTTAGGCGGCACTCATACGAACACCCGCGAACGGGTCGCGCACGGTGCTTACCATACGCTTTTCGGCGTACATCGTTACAAAACCCGCCTGTGTTTGTTCAAACATTTGGATGCTCATTTGTTCGGTGTCGCCGATTGTTAAAAAGCGATTCCAGTTTGCCAAGTAGATTGGGAAATCTGCGGAAAGGTATGCGTTCGGGATAACAGGCCAACCAAAAATGTGACCAATCGCGCAACCATCTTTTTCGCCTAGTTCTAAAAACAAAGGCAAACCCGCCGTATCTTTTAATTGGCGCAATGTTTGAATCATAGCAGGGCTAATGTGCCAAGCAGTTGAATCTAGCGACCAATATTGCGGGGGCAAGGCGTTAGCCATGTTGACCACTTTGTTATAAGTTACCGTAGTGCCGCCATTGCTAACCGTAGCGATAGTATGAATACCATTTGTGATAGCCGTGCCGCTAGTACCAAAAGCACTACTAGCCCCGCTAGTGTAACTATCCAAACCGCGCAAACCGCTAGTAGCACCAGTTGATGTAGTTGTGCTACCCGCTTGGTCATTGTTAAGCACCATTGATTGACCTTCAAGTTGTGCAAACTCAAGTGCCAAATCTTCAACAAGTGTTGCATCAAGTCCATTAACATCACTTAGCACCGCCGTTCTGATTGGCAATTGTGCAACCAATACGCGCACGGGTAATTGCCAAATAGAAGTATTGACATTAGGCGAACCGCTATCAGGCGTAAATGTATAACCCCAAGGGTTTGTAGAATTTGCGGCGTTACCAGTTTTGGCAACGAATTGGGCATCAGAGCCTTTAACCGCGATTTGGCGTGAGCCTTGACGCAAAGGGTTTGCTTGACGCAAAGCCGCAAACGCATCATCAAAAACAACATTACCACCGACACCCGAACCCGAACCAGTAATCGCGCTTGCTTCACGCAAATCGATGTTTACTTTGCCGCCTTCGGTGATGGCTTGTTTGATTCCGTTCAAGATTTTTTCGGTGATAGTCATTTTGAATTCCTGTTTAAAAAAAGCGGGGGATTTTCGCCCCCCGCTAATGGCAACGCAACTATTAGGTAGCAGTTCCAGTTGAACGGTAACGCACCAATGCGTTAGGGTCACGAACCGATGTTGCCAAACGCTTTTCACCAAAGAATGTGATAAAGCCTGGGGCAGTTTGGTCGTATCTACGCATAATCATGTTCAAACGGTCAATGATTGTGTGACCGCGTGTGAAATCACCAAAGTACATTGGGTACAAACTTGTTGTAGCCGCAGAACCTGCCGTTGTTTGCGATGGTGTATCGCAATACTTGTTTACGACAACATCAAAGCCCAACAATTGACCTACGATACCCTCAACTGACAAACCTTCGTTACGGTTGAAGATAGGTGCGCCGTTGTTATCCTTCAATGCACGAATCGCGTTCAACAAAATTGGGTTAATCATGAACTTTGTTGATGGTGTCCAATATTGTTGTGGCAACTGATAAATCGTATTGATTACATCGTTATAAGTAATATTGTTTGCGCCAACGGTGTTAGCGTTAGTGGTCAATTGGTCATAAGTAGCAAGGCTATGCAAACCGCTTGATGAACCAGTACCGCTAGAACCAAATGCCGCAGTAGTGCAAGTACCACCCGCATAGGTAGCGTTAGCACCCGCGTATTGGTCTAAACCGCGCAAGCCATTTGTACCGCCGTAGGGGTTAGTTGCTGATTGTGCCGCTTGGTCGTTGTTTTGAACCATTGAAAGGGCTTCACTTTGTGAAAACTCCATCAACATATCGTCAACAACATTGGCTTCCAAACCATCAATGTCATCCAAAGCCGCAGTACGGATTGGGAATTGAACATTCAGGTCTTGCAGAACCAATTGCCAAATAGTTGTATCTTCAGTTGTAGCCGCGCCATTGTTTTGAATGGTGTAGCCCCATGCCGCACCCGCATTACCAGTTTTGACACGGAATTGATAAGAAGAACCATCAGTAGCAACGGTGCGTGACAAACCGCGCATGGGGTTAGCCAAACGCAAAGCGGCAAACACGGGGTCATAAGCGGTGCGACCACCTTGATTGTTACCTGAACCTGTCAATGCTGATGCCTCAAGCATATACGCATCGCGTTGGCTTTCGTCAGCAAAAATTTGCAGTTCTTTTTCTACGCGGGAATTGCTTTTGTAGAAAGAAGAAAGTTGTTCCTTAACAGAACGGTTCACATCTTGGCGAACAGTCTTAGCGGGCTTGATAACGGCGGGTGCTTGAATCGATGCTACTTTGGCTTCCAAAGCGGCAATAGTTTCTTGCATTTCGTTTTTAATCGCTTCAACGGCGGCGGGAATTTTTGCTTCTACGGCGGCAATGCTTTCGCTTTGCTTGGCTTCGATAGCATCCAGTTTTTCAATGATTGCTTGTGACATGATTTAACCTTTAATTTTGGTATCAAGAATTTTAAGAAGTTCACGGGTTTCTAAAGCCGCGAGAATTTCCGCTTCGGTAGCCTCCGCATCTGATTCACTCAGAATAGGCGCAATTTCAATAGGCGTTGTAACTACATCGCGCAGTTCTAACACCTTTTTGAATGTAGATGCGGCGGCTACCGCATCCTTTTTAGATAGCCCAACTTCACGCAAGGCTTGTTCTAAAACTTTTAAATCCGCAGAACCATCAGCGCGGAAATATTCCAACTTGCTAACTTCTGCTTGTGGGTTGTTTGGATACATAACTACGGATACTTCGCGTAAGCCGCCTTTTGTGATTTGAAAATATGCTTCATCAGATTGGTCGGGTTCGCCATCAGCATTTACCATTTGGTATTGTTCGGCATAAGCACCAACGGAAACGCCGCCAAACATAGCGGGTGATTCTTGCATTACTTTGTAAAGGTCAGAACCCATTGTTGTGTTTGTGTACAAACGCCCTTCGGCTTTCATTCCTGTATCGTCAAACTCAAACGCATCCCATTGACCAACGGGGATTGCATCCGCATCGTGATTTACAAACATGGGTAGGGGGCGACCTGATTTAGAAAAATCTTCTGCCCATTGCATAAACCCTTCGGGTTGATAATTGAACCGCCTACCATCTGCGCCTTCACGCGCACCCCAAGTAGTTACGGTTGCTTCAATTTTTCCTGTGCTTTCGCCCTGCTTTTCCAAAACTAATTTGGCTTCGCAAACCATCATCAGGTTTTTTACGGTCATAGATTACCTCATCGATTTTTGTTCGGTCGATGTCATATATTGTTTTAGGGGGTCGCCCTCTTTTGGGGGGCGGTTCTGTATTTGGCTTATATGTTGCCAAGGATGCTATCACTAATTTAAAAATAGTGGACAATTTATTTTCACTTGCCGATATTCATTTTGCGGGTTTGATTTCCACCCCCGCCGCCCGTATCTTGGGGGGATGTTCCCGCAATCGGTTTATCTTTCCCGCCTTTATCAATCAATTCATCTGCCCCATCCATATTGGGCATCCCCAAATATTCACGCGCTTCGTTGGGGGTCATAATCCCGTTTGTAACGCCCGCGGTAGCAAAATTCATTTGGTCTAACGGTGCGCCTTTTAAGAAATTGCGCGTATCAAATTCAATGCACAAATTGGGATAGCCAACAAACAAATGTTGCTTTAATTTCTGCTGAATGTTAATTAAAGTTGGGTACATTGTGGATTTATAGAATTCATCCATCATTGTTTGGGTATTGTTGTACTTAGAATCCCCGATACCAATCATTGCCGCGGGAACGCCAAACAAACCGCAAATCCGTTTCATGGTTTGTTCTTTTAACTTAGCCGCATCCGTATCTTGCAGGGTCAACATATCCAACGGGGTGTACTTCATGCCTTGGTCTAGCAACATACCCTGACCCGCTTTGCTTGGGTCACTTGGGCGGCTAGAAACCATTGCCGACCATGCTTCTTTCAAGCGGGCGGCAATTTCCTTATATTTGCCATCAGGAATAACACTTTCGGTAGTAAACATTCCGCTTGGCTTTGCGCCGTTTTGCATGATGTAGTTGGCGTAAAGGTCAATATCTTGGTCTAGCGAAACCAGTTCTGCCGCCAAAATGCCTTTGTTGAAACCCGCAGAACCTTGCCAGTTCATTTCCTTAATGTGCATCACTTGGTTAAAGTTAAGCGGTTCATCACGGTTAAAACCGTAAGCGGGCGTACTTAAACGATACGATGGGTAACGCGCAGGGGTGATTGTTACGGCAATCAAGGTTGAATCCAAAAGGTACATTTCTAACGGGGTTTCCGTTGTACTCTTTTGGTCTTTTCTCCACCAAAGGGTAAATGCTTCGCCCGCAAGTTCGTACCACATTAACCATTGATACCAAAATTCGTAGGTGCTTTGGAAATGGTTGGGTTGCGCCAAAAGGTTTGCCACTTGCTTGGCTTTTGCCTTATCCCGTGCGCCTACCAAATCGGATTTAATGGCATCCACATAAGTACCATCTTCCGATTGGCTAACCACGCGAATAGGCAATTGGGATAGGGCGCGGGCTTTAGCCGCAACGCAAGCCATGATTGTGCTATTGCGCGTAAGCAATGACATATCCACGGGGCGACCCGCGTTATTGGTCGCGCCTGTGGTTACATAAAGAATTTGAGTATTGACATTAGGGTTTTTACTATTGCCCTGATAAACGATGTTATTGCCTAGCGCAGATTGACCAAACAATACATTTGATTCGTTTTTTTGGTCTTTATTGCGCTTGAAAATGTCGAAAATAGCCATGTTTTTACCCAATTTCTTAATGGTTTACCATTCAAAACTTCTAAACCCAAATGTATCAGAAACAAAAACATTGTCTAGATGGCAATGCAAAGCCATAATCATTGCAATAATTCCGTCAACTTTTGCGGATGTATCGGCTTCATTCTTGCGAACTTTCACATTTCCATTTACATCCGTATAAACTTCGGCGTTGCCTAGTTGCCAACCAACAAACGGGTTGCCATCGTGCATAATGCCTTTTTTCAAAATCAATTGTTCTGCGGTTTTAGATGGGTTAGATAGAACCGCCATTCCCTGCCCAACCTTCTTTACGGGTAAACCCTCGGAATACAAATTAGCAACCAATGACGCGGCGTTGTACGGGTCGTAGCCGATTTCTTTAACATTGTGCTTAATACATTGTTGCTTAATGTAGGTTTCCACTTCGTTAAGGTCGGTTACATTGCCTTGCGTTAGCCGCAATATGCCGCTTGCATGGGCTTGTAGAAAGATAGATTTATAGTGATTGGGGATTAGGTCTAAACTTTCTTCGGGTAAGAAAAATTGAAATTCTGCAAAGAACTTTTCTTCCGAATATCGGTGCAAAGTGCATACGGCGTTCAAGTCGCGGCTATATGCCAAGTCAAACGCAATAAAAGTTGATTCGGGTTTATCTTCGGGCATAGGGAAAACTGAATCATCCCAATACCTTCTATCGACCCACGCGCTATTTGCGCTTACATAGATGTTCAGTTGCTTACAAAGAAATTCGTTAAGGCTTGCGGGCTTAGATTGCGCTTCGTGCGCCATGTGCCTTATGTGTTCGGTAGTAACCGATATGCCAAGCATAGGGTTGGCTTTAGCCCAAGTTTCTTCGTTTGACCATTCATCACCCGCATCGATGGAATACAGTAAACCAAACCATCGGTAGTTATCTTCTGCCGTGCCGCGTAGCACCGTGCGTAAATGGTTTAAATCTTCGTAGAACTTGGTTTCGCGGGTAAACGATGCGGTAGTTAGGTACATACGCAAAGGGTTCTTACGCGCACCCATACCGCTATGCAAAACTTCAATAGATGACCTTTCGGTAATCTGCGCCGCTTCATCAATCATCGCGCACGATGGGTTTTTACCATCGCCTGTTTTTCTATTATCACGGGATAGCGCACGGTAAGTAGAAGTGGAATCACCCGCTTTCTTTAGTTCGCTTCGGTAAACAACAAACTTTTGTTGAAACTCATGCACCATATTTTCAATGATGGCTTTAGATGAATCAAAGCAAATACTTGCCTGTTCGCGGTTGGTCGCCAAAGTAAAAACTTCCGCGCCCGCATCCCCAAACTGTAATTCGTAAAGTGCAATGATTGATGCCAAAGTTGTCTTGCCTGATTTACGCGGCACAAACAAAATTACATCAGTTACCCAACGAATCGTTTTATCTTTTCTATTCCTAAACCCATAAACGGCGGCTAGAAACAAAATCTGAAACGGTTGCAGTTGGATAGGCTTGCCCGCTTCCGCACCTTTAACATGGCGGCAGAACTTGGCAAACTTTAAAATGTGTTCGGCTTTTTCGGGTACAAATTCATAAGGCGCATCCCGCCGTTCCACCATATCTAGGAATCGTTGGGCGGCTAACCTTACATCTTCGCAAGCGGTAATGTCGCCAAGGGTTACGCCCCTAGCGTATTGAAAAGCGGGTTCAAGCAGTTGCGAATAACTCATCTACTTCGGATGCCTTATTCTTAATCTTTGGGCGACCCCTTGCCACTAATGCTAGTTCGGCAAGAATCTTTATCGCTTTGTCCATTGATTCGGTTCTTATCTTGTAATACGGGCTAGGTGCATCGCCCGCGTTGTAGTGGTAAATCGCGCCATGTTCCAATAATCCAATGTGCGCCTTAACCAAAGTTTCCACCACCAAAACCAAAGAACCAATTAGCAGTTCATCAGATGCAGTTAACGCACCCGTTGAATTTTCCACTTCGTTCCTGATGGCGGTTTCAAACGCATCGGCGTTCCAAGTGCTTGGATTACGCAAAAACGCAATAATTTGTTTGGGTGCTTTTTTCATTTTTTCATCTTAAACGGTTTGTTGCGTATTAGCAACCTTATAACCCCCCCTATCTTTGCCTTTCTGCGAAAGAAGCACCGCGCTTGCTTTCCAATAAACTGAAAATTTTTTAGTTTTTGAAACCAAAAGGCTTATTATTCCAACCCTGTGTTGTATTGATGCAACATATACGCATAGTCATGCTTTGTGTAATCTTTTGCACCATCTTGGGCGTAGTGCCTATAGATGCCTTGCTTTTCTAGCCCTGATTTTTGGCTATGGCAATTGTGGCAAAGGCTTTGGAATATGTTGCGGCTAAAGGCATGGCTACCTATGTGCTTCCATGCAAACAAATGGTCTATATGCTTTGCTGATGCCACTATGTTGCGTGATAGGCAACCTTGGCATAGTGGTTGTTTGCTTATTTGTACTGCCCTAATTGTTTTCCATAACGGCGTTTGATATGCGCTATCTGTTTCACGGGTAGCCATGTTGTCTAAACCGCCATGATTTAGGCAGTAAGTGTTTAGCCTAGTTCTTGGGTTCTTGCATCCCAACTCTGAACACTTTTGGTTTGATGGCATCGTTGGCATGGTCTATGTATCCTGATGCGTGTGCGGCACGGGCTACTTGTAGTGCCTTTGCCTTTGTGGGAAATGGCCCTTTACTGCCCCAATACCATCCTTGTTGTGTCTTGCGTATCGGCATATCAACTTAGGAATCGTAGTTTGTAAAGGGTGCTATTGATAAGGTTAGCAATGTTATCTACTTCGTTTTGAAGTTCGCTATCCTGTGGAAAGTTAGGCGCACGGCGTAGGGTTGCTACTTCATCTTTCAGGTAGGTTAAATAAACAACGGGGTCTGTTGCGGGCAATTCGTATTCGGCTTGGTACTTGGTAAGTAACCCGTATTTGCCTTGGAACGCCTCTACAAAGTTATCGACCAATTCGCCAACTTCATTGTAAAAAGTACCTAATGCCATGTGTTCGGAGAAACTAGGCGTTTGGAAATGCAGAATATGGGCGTTTGTGACGCTATGCAATAGGCATTGCACAAACTGCATTACGGGGTCGTTTTGGGCGGCTTCAGCGCGAAATTTAACCATCATAATCCTTCAGGTAGTGGTACATCATTAGGCCATAAGCCGTATTCTTGCAATTTTCGCACCGTTTTCAAATGTGCGGCAAGCCAAATCTTTTGCCGTTCGGCTTTATCCAGTTTGCCGCCTTGGTCTATTTCCATGTGGCATGAATAACACAAACTGCTAATTAGGTTGTCATCAGCACGAATGCCGCGGCCCTTGCCCCCTTGCCAATTAGTGTGGGCGGCTACTACCGTTCCATCGTCTGCGCCGCAATGTTGGCATGGTATTTCACGGGCGTTGCGTAATAAGTCAGAACTACGGATGTATTGGTGTTTTGGGAATCTCATTCAATTTCTACCACTAAGTTACCGTTTGATTTTATGTAATTTCTTGTTTTTTGCACATAGCGTTCAAATTCTGCGCGGGTTACGCTTCCCTGTTGCAAATCGGCATATTCCAGTAATTCCCGCACCGCTTGGATGCCAACCCCATCTAATCCCATTTGCATGGTGCTTTGGTAGCGTATAGCGGCTTTGTGTAGGCTTTCTTGGGCTTTTTGACATACGGGCAACACTTCAGGGCCAACGCCGTTTTTAGCCATCATTTCCGAAAGGTTTAGCACATCTACTAGGGTTCGCCAATCCTGTATCGTGCCGTTGCCTTTGGTGATTGATTCCAAAGCGGCATATTCGTTTAGTCGCAATTTATCTAACAAATGTCTAGGTGTATAACTAGCCCCAACAATTCCATGTGCAATTGGGTCTAACAATGCCCAAAATTTGCGTTTAGTGCGTTTACGCATTTTTACTGTTTTGTCTTAGGTGTTTGCCTGTAATGCGTTTGTTCCAACATGATTGGCAAATCCATTTATGCCCCATGTCTATGCCGCCTTCGGGCGGTTTATCAATATCGCATTTAGTGCAAAGTTTAAATTTGTGATTGGCAAACCGTGCGCCAATGTTTATTTGCGGCATCATGGTTCTTGCGCCCTGTCTTTTTCTTCTTGTAAATGCGTAGCCAATTTCATTACGCCATCTATTTCCAATTCGGCAAATTGTTCTTCAGATAGCAAAGCAATAACTTCTACACCCTCAAACATAACCGATTCAATGTTTTCGGCAAATGTGCCGTATTCATCGCGTTCGTAAGTCATTTTGCAAGTGACGGTTTCGCCGCCCGCACCAGTTTCAGCATTAAAGGTAAATTCGTAATCACTCATACGGGCGCATCCTCAAAATTATCGGGGTTGAACTTAGGGGTTTTACGCCCCTTATCTTTTGGGTTTGGAAACGGGGGAAAGGGCCAGTTCATGCCGCTACCGCCTGTGGCATTTGTGCAAATTGAGCCAAGGTAACAATTTTTACTGTACCTTTGTCCATTGCGTGAACCCAATTCCTGTGGCAAACATAGCGGATACATTGCAGTTCTGTAGATGGAATGGTTTTATCAATCCAAACATTGTTGAATTCATCCAACATAATTACAAGGTTGTTTTTCTTGGTAGATGCGTGTTTCATTTTGCGCTTTCGTTTAGACCGTGATGCAACGGCATGGTTGCAGTATAAGCGGGCTTATATATCCTACGCAAGTATGGGGTTATTCTGTTGCTTTTATGCCATTGCGTTCGTTAGCCGATTCGGTGCGCCATACCTCACTACGCATTTGGGCGGCGGCTAACATGAACTTCAGGGTTTCTTCTTGCTCAATTGCCACCGCCAAACCACGCAATAGTTCTTGATATTCGGGATGGGCATAGGCTTCCCGTTCCTGTGCCGCCGCGCTTTCGTAACCCGCTTCCATTGCTACTTTCATCAGCAACGCCTTTTTGGTTTTACGGAATTCTTCTAGGTAGATGCGTTCGCTTTTAGCCTTGGCGTATTTAGGCGCGTTTGTAATGATGTAATCGATGGCTTTGTACGGTGCGTTCATTTAATTACCCCAATCATTCGTAATGCGGCTTCAGGGCTATCGATACGGGAAAGAGTACCACCGCCCCAATTCTCGAAAAAGTCGGCTTGTAAAGGCGTTAAACGCCCTTTCTTTGTGCTTTTAATTTCTACCAAGAATGTATGCCCACGGTAGCCAACTAAAAGGTCAACGGGTAGTCCAATAATCCAAACATAAGCACCCGCGGCGCGTAGCGCAGAAACGATTTGTTCTTGGTTGGCATCAACCCTTGCGGCGTATCGCATTTAAATCCTTTTGTTCATTCATTCTGCGCTTTAAATCATCGGCGGCTTTTTGCCCGCGTTTGGCGGCAATTTCTTTAATAATTTTGTTCCACCATTCAATTGCTTCGCCTTTGCCTTCTTCCAATTGCTTTTTGCGGTAACGGGCAATCCATTCCCGCGCTTCACAATCCTTAAAGTGTTCCATGTCCATCAATATCGCCAGTTAGTTCCAAGGCTTTGCGGATAACCCATAGCGGGTAACTAACCCCATCCCGCACCCTGTCCAATATTCGCATTGCCATTTTGTATGTCATTTAATCACCGCAAAAACAATCTATAGATTGGTCGTCAAAAATTTGCATTTGATTTGCTGAAAAATTATGCAATTCACGATAAGACGGATGACCTTTGTTAAATCCTGTTGATTCTTTGCTCATTTGAAAAACATCACTCTCCATTTTTGCCCACCACAAAACTTTTTCAGGATTCAATCTTGCAATGTTTACTTTTTTATCTACGCTTTTTAAAAAACAAAGGTCACAATTGCCAAGCAAAGATTCGCCGCGATGAATTTGCAGTTCTAAAGTAAAAGATTGATTAGCCCAAAATTGATTAATTGTTTCTTTTGTAACTCCTGATAAATAAAGTGGTAATTTGCTTTTATTCATCTTTGCGGCGCGTCTTGGTTCATCAGCACGAATACCAACAAAATCATTATTGTCGTTTTCATCGTGTTCCCAACCAAGGCTTCGCAAGTAACGATGTATTGTTCTAATTTTTAATTGACCTGTACACCATCGTTGAGCAGGATTAGGCAATTTTTTGTAGTAATAAATACATTTTTCAAACGGTTCACCATTTCTTGATGCTGATTCAAAATCGACAACTTTAAATGTTGGTTTTCCATCTACTAAATCCCATTCAAGCCAATTTATATGAACATTCCAAGTTTTACTAAAATTATTAACAAACCGCAAAGTTGCTTCATCTTCTTTGCCTGTATTAGCAAAACAAACAACTGCATCTTCAGGTAGGTTCATATCGTGAGCCTCTAAAACTTTGTAAAGCATATATGCAGAAGTTCTACCACCTGAAAAACTAATACAAGTTGGTTCAATGATTTTGTATGGGTTGCTCATGATTTTTTCCTTTAAGATTTTGAACGCAATTTAGCCATTTTTGCCAATACTTCTAAAGGAATTGGTGCGGCATTTTTTGAATCTGCTTTAATTTTTTCTAAAGCAGGGTCAGGCAAGTTATTGCTTGGTACTGTAATTCGCACAATGTCGGCGGGGTTTTGTTTGGGTGCGTTAGTGCTTCTTACCCAATTGCGCCATGTTGCAAACCAATCCAACTTAACGCCCTTTTGCCCTGCCTGTGAAATCCAATAATCTTTAAATTGGTCAAAGGTTTTTTGTGCGTTTAGTTCGGGGCGTTGTTCAACTAAAAAATCGCACCATTCTTTTGGAAAAAACAAATCATTGGCGAGGCGTGAGCCGCGTTGTTCTTTCTTATGGTTATTGGTTATTGGTTTATGGTTATTGGTTGGTTGAACATCTGTTAAATTTATGTCTAACGGTTGTTCAACGGGCGTTGAATTCTTGTTCATTGCGCGTTTAGCCGCTGATGCTTTACCCGCTTTACTTGCAATGTTTAATTGTTGTTTGTAATGTTCAATTTCTTTATCGCACCGTGAATGATGCCAATGCGTTTGTTGTTCGTTCAATGTAAAAAACATTTCTAACAAACCTTCTAACATGGGCGTATTGTCCCTAGTGTTAGTTTTCATGCCAAGTTCAAATAAATTATTTGGCAATGGCTTTTCAGTATCGTAATAAAGCCATATCAATTTTAAATAAACGCCAATTTCTTCATTTGTTAAAAATGAAGTGTCCTTGATGAAATCACCAATATGATGCTGATAGTAGTGCATGACCACGCCCCAAAATTTCCCCCAAAAGAAACGGCGGCAGGAGGGGGGTGTTCTCTTTTCGGTTGGGTAGCAACTCCCAACCTAGCCGTGTTTCAAAAAATTGTATCAAAGAATCATTAATGTATGCAAATCTTTGCGTTCTTCATGGGTCATAAAATAATACAACCCTTGCGTGTAATCTTTATGCAAATGGTAGCAAATCAATTGATACAACGAATCTTCCATCGATTGATTTGCATACGCAAATGCAAGGTGTTCCATCATCAATGATTTGTGATGTAAATATTTTTCTATTTTTGTCATTTGAACCATTCGGGTTTAAGTACCTTCAATTGCCAAAGTCGCGCCTTGGGTATCTCTTTCCATTGGCTAATTGCCGATTGGTTGATGCCCAATATTTGCGCTAATTCGGTTTGATTGCGTACCTTAGTTAACAATTCTTGTTTAGTCATGTCACATTATAAGTTTACTTATAGGCTTAAAACTAAGGGAAATCCCTAATAAATATATTTTTAAAAGGGCTTCTAAAGTCAATATTAGTGCGCTTATAATCTAGCCATGCCCCGAACTTCTTGGGGTCTTATAGGAGAAATGCAAATGAAATATGTAAATCAATTTTCAGCATACGAAGTTCACAACCCAAGTTTTAATGACTTGACCCTTTCCCAACAAATTGAATACGGCATTAATGATTGGGCCGTTGAGGGCAAAAGTGGTCATTTGTACTTTGGTCGTACTGAACAAGAAGCATTAGAAATTGCTAAAGGTTTTAACTTTAAATAAAACAAGCGGGGGCTTAGTCCCCCATCAAAGGACAAAACAATGAAACAAAAAATTATCACCACTTTAATTGAATGTGCTTTAGCAATTGTCATCTTTGGCGGTTGGGGCGTAATGTTGGCATGGCGGGGTTAAGCATGAAATTAATTTATCGCTTTCAAGATTTGTGGCGTATGCCATCAGCAAAAGAAATGGCGGCTAAAGAACTTGAAGAAGCAAAACGCCGTTTCTTAGATGCTCAATCAGCAATGGAATACGCCCGCCGTATGTCGGATTACCATGCCGACCGAATCAAACGCCTTACCAACTATTTAGAAAGTTCAACATGAAAAATCTATCCACCGCATTGGTCAAAGCACAAAAGGCGTTTGGCCCTGCTTTAAAGACCTCTACAAACCCGCATTTCAAATCCCGCTATGCCGACCTTGCTTCTTGCGTTGACGCGGTTATAGACGCGCTAAACAACAACGGTATTTTCCTGTTTCAAACAACTTCAGAACATATCGATGGCATTATTTGCGAAACAAGTTTTTTGCATGAATCAGGCGAACGGTTAGATTGCGGCAAACTATTCTTCCCCGCACCCAAGCATGACCCGCAAGGTTTTATGTCTTGCTTAACTTATATCCGCAGGGCTTCATTAATGGCGGCTACGGGGCAAGCCCCTGAAGATGACGATGGCAATGCCGCGGTGCGTAAACCTATGATTGATGAAAACGCGCTTGTAGACCACTTTGCGGCTATTGAGGCATCAACCGACCAAGAACAATTAAAAGCCGCCTATAAAGCCGCATACGCCGCTTGCAATGGCAATGCTGATTGGCAAAAGAAAGTGATTGCCGTTAAAGATAAAGTTAAGGCAAAACTGTAATGTGGCGTAAAAGGGAAATTCTTATGATTGAAAAAGTTGAACAAGGTACACCTGAATGGTTTGCCGCACGATTGGGTAATGTCACGGCATCTCGCGTTGCTGATGTAATCGCCAAAACCAAAAGCGGTTATTCAGCATCACGCGACAATTACATGGCGCAATTAATTTGCGAACGCATGACGGGTACGGTTGCAGAATCGTACACAAATGCGGCTATGCAATGGGGTACGGAAACTGAACCGCTTGCCCGCGCCGCTTATGAATCTTACGCGGATGTTTTGGTTGATGAAGTAGGCTACATTGCCCATCCAAGAATTGACCATGCAGGGGCATCACCTGATGGCTATGTAGGCTTGTTTGGTTTATTAGAAATCAAATCACCTCAATCAAATACGCATATTGATACATTGATTAGCGAACAAGTGCCTACAAAATACATAACCCAAATGCAATGGCAAATGGCTTGCACGGGTCGCGCATGGTGTGATTTCGTATCGTTTGACCCACGATTGCCAAAAGGGTTACAACTATTTGTTAAACGCGTTGAACTTGATACGGAATATGTGGCAACACTAGAAGTAGAAGTGGTTAAGTTCTTATCCGAACTAGATACCAAAATTAGTAAACTGTATGAAAGATTAAACCATGTCAACTAAATTAGATTTAATCGCCGTAGTAGGCGAATACACCGATGCCCAAGGCAACAATAAAAAACGGTTTGCCAAAGTGGGAACGCTATGGGATAAAGGGCAAGGCATCAGCATTAAAATTGACAATATGCCGCTTAATTGGGATGGTTGGCTAACCGCCAAAGCACCGCTTGAACCGCGCCCATTGCAAAAACAAGCCGCGCCTGTATTTGATGACGATGCGCCCTTTTAAATAATAACGGGGGAAATTAAGTACCCCAATTTATAGGACATTACAAAATGAACGATTTATTTGAAGAAGAATATTTAAAAAAACTACGCGCCGATTACAGAAAAGTTTTAGAGGGTGATGGCGGCAATTGCCCTTGTTGTGCAAGATGGGGAAAAATAAACACATTTCATCTTGATGAAACAAACGCGCTTTCACTTCTTTGGATGAAGAAAAACGAACAAGATGCCGATGGTTGGATTCATACCGCAAAATTAGCACCGCGTTGGATGATGCGGGCAAAATCATTTTCAACAATGCGGCATTGGGGCTTGGTTGAATCTGCGCCTAATGATGATAAAGAAAAGAAAGGCGCGGGGGTTTGGCGGCTTACCAACAAGGCGCATAATTTTATTGGCGGCAAAGTGCGTTTGCCTAAAAAAGCATTTGTTTATAACCGTACTTTAGTGGCATACGGTGAACAAGAAATTTACATCAGCGAATGTTTTGGCAAACGGTTTAACTATGAAGAAGTTATGTCGGATAGGTTCGATATTAACCAAATACAAAGTTAACTTAGAAACAATGCGCGTTCATCGATGCGGCGGTTTTGTAGTCCTTTTAAAACTTTGCCGCCCGCCATGCAATATTTCATTAGTTCTTCTGCCGCGCCTTTTTTATCGCCGCGTAAAAGTTTTTGCCGTAGCGTACTTCTTTGAAGTGTTCCCAAGCCCACATTAAAAGAAAAAGATACCAACCCGTCAAACATACCTTGTGTAAGTGGTACGGGGCAAAACTTTTCCACGCCGCGTTCAAATCTATCAAGGTCAGTTCTAAGAATTGCATTTACTTCATCCATTGAAAAGATGCGGTCATCTTCAGGGCGTAACGGCAACCTTGCGCGTTCTTCAATTTTAAGTTTGCCATGTTCGGGATACATCACATGACCAACCCCGATTGTCCAAAGTTTAGCAGGGCATCTATACGGGCGTTGCCTAACCCCTTCATGATGCTGAATCATCTTAATTGCTTTGTCGGAAACTCTCATTTTCCAAACGCCCTGCCGCCAAAGTGAAAAGCAATAATTGATGCAAACAATGCTTGCGTATCTGAATCCCAAAGCATATTGGCTAATGTTTCAAAGTTTTCGCCCTTATGCCAACCATAGGAAAACAAGCCAACATCAACAAACAACAATAAGAAAAAGAAACCATAGGTAATGACGGGGCGAACCGATGCGCGTAGGTTACGCATCCATTGCGATGTACCCTCATTTAAAAATGTATCGTGCGCGTAAATGGCTTGCATTTCGGCTTGTTGTGCGCCTATCAGGGCTTGCGTAGTGTTTGCCGCGGATTCGGTTGCCAGTTGTTCACTACGAATATGTTCTACGCGTTCTTGCGCTTCAAATCCCAATTTACGCATTTCTAATTCGCGTTCAATCTGCAACCGCGCTAGTTGCAGTTCGTGTAACTTATCGGCTTTATCTTGAAAGAAATCAAGAATCTTGGGTAAGCCGCCCATCAGAAAAGAAATCAATGTAGAAAGTAAAGTTAGCATAATGTTCCTTAAACAAAAATCTGAAATCTACGGCGGTTAGTAAACATTTCTAATTCAAGTTGGTTAACCCGCGCCCGCTTGTTATAAAGTTCTACATCCAATTCGTGATTAACAGTTTCAACTTTATGCGCTTTTATCGCGTTGTCGTAATCTTCTTGTACGCGCTTAACCATCCTATCAAACGCTACAGTTTGTACATCATGCCGCGCTTGCACGGTTGGATACCATTTGCTTGGGATTATCATTTTTTTTCACGCGCAATTGCATCTTTGTAACCATGAATAATTAACGCCCTAGTTTCTGATGAATCTGCCGTACCCGCCCATTCAGCAATGTTGTTCCAAATAACTACATAATCTGATGCTTTGCAATATGGCGCATT